AGCAGGTGCTCAAGTGGTTGCAGATACTGCTCCAGAATCTAAACCATCAGCTGCAACTACTAATGACGGATCTCCGTCATCGGCAAATAAAACAATTGATTTAAATCTTGTTGGTATGATTAAAAATCCGGACTTATCATCAAATTATAGAGCATCTATAAACGGTTTAAATTTACAATCAAATCTTGGATTAGCATCATCGGTAAATGCAGCTTCAAGTTTATTAAATGCGCCTGCTAATGCACTTGCTAACTATTCCGTCAATGCTAATTATGGGCTGGCATCGGCATTAACTCCAAAAGCATTAACTAATGCGGCTGAGGTTGGTAGTAATGCGTTAAGTTCAGTTGGTGCAAAAGTTAACGGAGCTCTTAATGGTGTAAGTGCTATAGATAAAGCATTTAATGTAGAAACCAATAAATTGTCAGGATTAGGTGGAGTATTAACAAGTAAGATATCTGAGTCATTACCGAATCTATATTCAATTGTACCTAATATACAAGCAGTATCCAATCAAATGAATGTTGGAAATTTAACAAAAGATCAAATGCAAAATTTACCAGCACTAAATCCTACTTATAGTTTTAACAATGTTTCTTGGATCAATGGAAACCCAGTGACTAAGTCTAGTGCGTTATCATCAAGTCCTAATTCTTTAGGTAATCTAACTCAACTACCACAAGTTGATCAAACAGCTAATGCAGGAACTTTAAATTCTGGATTAGGATTATTACCGACTAATACATCGCCTTCACGTGAAGGAGTACAACTAGCAATTAATAATAATTTAGGTATTAATTCAAGTCCTATTGATTATTCAGTAGTGTCTAATTATGGAAGTAAAACAGATAATAATCTAAGTCCTTTACTTTCAGCTATCAATAAATGAGAGAGATAAAATATGGCATTTGAAGAACGTGCAAGAGCGAAACCGGCTAACTCAGGTCCGTTTATTGCAGAAATTGTAAATCATTTAGATCCGTTAAAAATGGGAAGATTAGAGGTCGCCATTAAAGATGGTATGCAAAACTCTGTGTCCAGTCCCGGAGAGACTTATATTGCGATGTATGCAAGTCCATTTCATGGAGCTACTTCTGTTAGGTACGAAGGCACAAATTCTAAAGACTTTAACGACGTACAAAAAAGTTATGGATTTTGGATGATACCCCCTGATATAGGAAGTAAGGTGTTAATTATATTTGCTAACTCGGATCCTAATCATTGTTATTGGATTGGATCTGTTCAGGATACGTATCAAAATCATATGATACCTGGACTTGCGGCCAGCAGTAGTACTAATATGACTTCTCAGCAACAACAAAAATATGGTGAAGTAACTTATTTGCCTGTTGCAGAATACAATAAATCAACTGAAAGATTAAATGATCCTAATATTGACAAAAAACAAAAGCCCATACATCCTTTTGCAGATAGATTATTGGCACAAGGGCTGCTACTAGATAATATACGTGGGGTTACGTCAAGTAGTGCACGCCGTGAAACACCGAGTGCAGTTTTTGGTATAAGTACCCCAGGGCCTTTAGATCCAAATGGGCCTAAGCGTCCTATCGGTACTAAAAAGACATCATTAGCACCAGTTAGCAGATTAGGCGGAACAACATTTGTTATGGATGATGGCGATGTTAATGGACAAAATGAATTAGTAAGAATACGCACAAGAACAGGGCATCAAATATTATTACACAATAGTGCTGATTTAATTTATATAGGAAATGCTGCTGGAACTGCTTGGTTAGAAATGTCTAGCAATGGTAAGATAGATATATATGCGGCAGATTCTGTTTCCATACACAGTGAAAATGATTTTAATTTTAGAGCTGATCGAGATATTAATATTGAAGCTGGCAGAAGCCTTAATTTAGTTTCTGGGTCAGGAGATTTTAATATAAACGCACTAGGCAATAATAAATCTTTGAATATAGTAGCCAATACAATAAATGTTAATTCTCAGAATAATTTTAATTTAGTAACTGTCGGCGATGTAATAATGGCAGCCAGCGGTAATTATGGACTAAGTGTAAATTCAGCAACAAATATTTTATATGGCAGTGATGTATATCAAAGTAGCCTTGCTACTTATAATATTATCTCTGAAGGTATACTGGCTCTTAAATCAAATATTGATATATCATTGAGTGGAGTTACTTCAGTATCATTATCGGCCCCATCATTAAATTTAAATGGAGTGCCAGCTACTGAACCGCCAAACCCTAATACACTTGATTTAACGGTTGCAACTCCTTTAGATTATTTTACAGTGCCGACTAAATCACCAAAATCATCGTGGTCTAACAAATACTATTCTTATAATCCTATAACATCTATAATGAATAGAATACCGAGTCATGAACCATGGGATCAACATGAAAGTACTGATCCATCAAAATTTGTACCTGCTAAAACAGATAGATCAATTGGAACAACTGTTAGTGCTAGTAGTAATTTAACAGCACCGACTCTAGTAAAAACATTGCCAGCATCTGTCCCAGTAGTTAACGCATTACCTGGAAAAATTAATGCAAGTGGAATTAGTAGTGGGTTCTTACCATCAGTTACCCCTGGGGATTATGCGTCTCTTGCAGCCAGTGGACAAGCAGGTCAAGCCGCAATTAAGAAAGCCGCAATACAATTAGGATTAACTGGAAAACAAGCCCTAGCGGCATTATTAGGAATTGCGGGAGGCGAAAGTCAATGGCAAACGGTTACTGAAAGTTTTAATTATAAGACTGCTGATAGATTATTAGAAATTTTCCCATCAGTCTTTAAGGGAGATAGAAATCTTGCACAACAATATGTTGGAAACCCTAACAACGCATTGCCTGAGTTTTTATATGGATATCAAACTGCAAAAGGCAAAGGACTGGGAAATACTCAGCCTGGTGATGGAGCAGCATTTGTTGGTAGAGGATTTATACAATTAACTGGTAGAAGTAACTATACAAGATACAGCCATTTGTTATATGATAACAAATGTTTTGGTTCTTCAGGCAAACCTACAACTTTAATAGATACTCCTACTATGTTAAATGATTTAAACATTGCGGCACAGGCCAGTGTCTTATATATGTTAGATAGAGTTAAAGTATCTCAAACTAGTGATGATTATTTTCAAGCAGCCTTAAATGCTGTTGGGTTTAATGCTCCTGATATACTTACTAAAAAGACTGGACTGTATCAATATTTCTTAACTACTTTGACATCATCTGATAATGGTAACGTAGTAACAGATTCATCTGGTATGCCAGTTTTATCAGGTACAATTAACTAATAAATATCATTATGCCGTATAAATCAATTGAAATTACAAATGCCAATGCTGTTTATCAACAAGCACCTAAAACTAGTCAGTTCTATGTAGGATTTTCTAGCGTTGATATTTCAAATACGAAATCTAAACTTTATGATTTAGCTATTATTCAACAAGATATCATTAATACATTTAAAACACGCAAAGGTGAGAGGGTAATGAATCCGACCTTTGGAACAGTTATTTGGGACCTAATAATGGAACCAATGACTCCGCAAGTTTATGATTTATTGGCAAATGATATTAATACAATATGTAGTAGTGATCCTAGGGTAACTCCAGTCAAACTTAACTTAACTGAAAAACCAGGCGGTTATATAATTGAAATTACGTTATTATTAGTTGGCACAGATCAGTCTTCTTCTATGAAATTAACGTTTGATCAGCAAAATGGGCTAACGGCGCAATAATATACCCAGTTTATTTCCGCCATAAATACGGTATAGATTAAAAAATTATGACTATCCCTGCAACAAATTCAAAACTACTAGTAACTGAAAATTGGCAAAAAATATACCAATCTTTCCCTAATGCGGAGTTTCAAAGTTACGATTTTGATACACTAAGACGTATTTTAATTTCATACCTTCAAGAAAATTATCCTGAGGACTTTAATGATTTTATTGAGAGTAGTGAATATATTGCGTTAGTTGAATTAATTGCTTATTTAGGACAAAATTTAAGTTTTCGTATTGATTTAAATGCACGTGAAAACTTCTTAGAAACAGCACAGCGCAGAGACAGTATATTAAGGTTAGCACAACTAGTTAGTTATATACCTAAACGTAATGTTCCGGCCAGTGGATTATTAAAAATATCTGCAATTGCTACTAGTGAAAATGTATCAGATATTTCAGGAACAAACTTAGCTAATAATACTATTGTTTGGAATGATCCAACTAACTCTAATTGGTATCAACAATTCATAACAATTATGAATAGTGCTATGCCAACTGGTATGACATTCGGCACTCCAAATGATCGAGGAACAGTTGGGGGAATTTTAACTGAGCAGTATATTTTAAACAGTTCAAATACAGATTTACCTATATACAGTTTTACACAAAATATTAATGGATCTAATACAGATTTTGAAATTGTCCCAGCCACATTCGCTGGGCAAAATTATGTTTATGAAGCTACACCAAAACCAGCTGGTCCGATAGAAATATTATATCAAAATGATAATCAAGGATCAGGCAGTCCTAGTACTGGTTTCTTTTGTTTGTTCAAACAAGGTTCAATGGCATTGAGTAACTTCTCAATCAGCAATCCTGTACCAAATGAAATAGTTGGAATTAATGTTAGTAATATTAATAATTCAGATGTTTGGTTATGGCAATTAGATACTTCAGGAAAAGCCTCAACATTATGGACTCAAGTTCCTGCGATCACCGGAAACAATGTCATTTATAATAGTATTAGTCAACGTGATAGAAACATTTATAGTGTAAGCACACGTGATCAAGATCAAATCGATATTACATTTTCTGATGGTAATTTTGGAAATTTACCTAGTGGAAATTACAGTTTATATTATCGTCAAAGTAATGGGTCAACGTATTCAATATCTCCAGAGCAAATGTCTGGTATTGTTGTTACTATTCCTTACATTGATAAAATGGGATTGAATCAAACACTTACATTGATATTAACTCTTGAATATACAGTAAGTAATAGTGCTCCGACTGAATCAAATGCAACTATACAAAAAAATGCTCCGCAAACATATTATACACAGAACCGTATGGTTACTGGAGAAGATTATAATATTGCACCATTAACCTATACAACGAATGTTCTTAAGGTTAAAAGTATTAACAGAGTAAGTAGTGGAATCAGCAAGTACTTTGATTTGAATGATGTCAGTGGAAAATACAGTAGCACAAATATATTTTGTGATGATGGGTCTCTAAGCAAATTAACAACTAGTACGAATTTTACATTTAGTTTTGCAGGACAAAATGATATATGGGCGGCTATTAAAACTAAATTAAATCCTTTAATTTTAAATCCTGCGTTATATGCATTTTATTTAGACACTTATAGAACATACGCTCCAATTATTGTTAACAGTAGTTTATTGTATAAGTGGAAATTAATTAACTCTGTATCTGGCCAGAGTCGAGGATATTTTACAGGATCAACAAATGGAATAAATTCATTCCCTATTCCAGTAGGACCGTTATATTCTTCTATATCATATTCCATGTATTATATTACATCTGGGGCTATGATTAAATTTGCTGCACCTAAAGACATTAATAATCAAACCCAATACTTTTTACCTGATGGGACTGTTGTAGGACAGGCTGCGTATAATACATCAGAATTTTATTGGACAACTGTGCAACAGGTTATTGGTACAGGATCCAATAATGGATTAGGCGTATTGAGTGATGGAACCGGGCCTATTATTTTTACTAACATTATTCCAGATGGATGTGTTCCGGTAGAGATTGTACCGGCATTTGTAAACTCATTAAACTATACATTTGAAAGCAACATCGTTAATTTATGTTCACAGCAGGTTACATTTGGTTTAACATTTGATTCTTCATATAGAAATTGGAAATTTATATTTGGTGGGGATTTAAACATCAATTATGTAAGTCCAAGTGCAATGTTTAACTATTCGGGAGATACATCAGGAACTAACAAAGATGCAAGTTGGTTAATAACATTTACTTGGCAGCCAGCATCACAAACATACCTAGTCACTGCAAAAATTACACAATATCTATTTCAAAGTGCAAATCAAACAGGCTTTTATGTAGATACATCTTCAGTTAATTTTGATTATATAAACAACACGGTTGTTAGAGATAAAATTAATGTATTATCAGTAAATTCGAGCCCCACAACTGGATTTCCATTATCAACTGATTACTTGTGGCAAATTGATGGAACACTAGTAGAATCAGATGGTTATATTGATCCATCAATGGTATTAATAAGTTATTATAATAATTTAGATAGCCAACAATTTAGTCAAATCACTAATCCTGATATCTTTAATAATATTGTTGCAAATAATACTACTACTGTTACTATTAATGGATCTAACATGGTTTTACCCGGACGTAGTGGATTAAAATTTCAATATCAACATAATCCAAGTAATGATTTCCGTATTGACCCATCTAAGAGTAATATCATAGATGTGTATATGTTAACTGCTGATTATAATTCTGCATTTAGGAATTGGCTAGTAACAGGTATAGGTACTGAACCGTTACCACCAACAAGTTTAAGTTTAGAGAATAATTATTCTGCTAATTTAGAACCTATTAAAACAATTAGTGATCAAATTATATATCAACCGGCATCTTATAAAATTTTATTTGGTAAATCAGCAGATGAAAATTTACAGGCAACGTTTAAAGCAGTTAAAAGTGCATCAAGTACAATGAGTGATAATGCCATTATTTCTCAGATATTGGACGCCATTAATAATTTCTTTAGTTTAGATAATTGGGATTTTGGACAAAGTTTTTATTTTAGTGAATTATCAACGTATGTAATGAATTTGTTAACACCTGATATTACTAACTTTTTAATAATTCCAAATAGTACAGGATTTGGTAATTTGTATGAAATATCTTGTCAAGCCAATGAAATTTTTATCAATGGCGCGACAGCAGAAAACATACAAGTTATAAGTGCAGCCACTGCATCACAATTGAACATTAGTTCTGGAAGTTAATAATGACAACATCAACAGTTCAGTCAGTTAGTTTATTACCGATATATTTTCAAACTAATAAAAATTCTAAATTTTTATCAAGTACAATTGATCAATTAATACAGCCAGCACAATTAGAAAGATTAAACTCATACATAGGTTCTACATCAACTCCAACATATCAATCTGGGGACGTATACCTTACAGAATCTTCAGCATTAAGACAAGCATATCAGTTAGATCCTGCGCTAGTTACTTATGATCAAAATAGTAATATTCAATCAGTAGTATCTATAGATGATTTAGTAAATGAAATATCAATAGATGGCGGAATTACTGACAATTTTGATAGATTGTTTAGGGATCAAATACATTCTTATTATCCTCAAATTAATTGGGACAAGTTAATAAATTATCAAAATTATTATTGGTTAGCAGCTGGTCCTATGCTCGTAGAAATTGATCAAAATCATTTGGATGTAGCAAACACGATTGTAGGACAAACATCAGCACAGGTAACAGTAAATGGCACTGCTTTAACATTATTAAATGGTATGCTAGTTACCTTTATTGGTAACGGTGTTGAACCACAATACAAAAATAAAGAATTCTTTGTTGAAGGAACTGGGACATCAATCACATTAGTACCATACGATGATTTGATCACTCCTGAAATTATAGCCAGCAACAATAATCCAGATTTATTTGATTCTCAAAATTTTGACAATTATGTATTTGATAATAATCAAAGATTGCCAATTACTCCAGAATATATTACAATTAACAGAGCCAGTATAGATAAAAACCCATGGTCTAGATATAATCGATGGTTTAGTAAAGATGTAATAACTGCAAGTAATTTAATTAATAATCAACCATTATCATTTAATCCATCTCTTCAAGGCAAACGTCCAATTATTGAATTTAATGCTGATATACAACTTTACAATTTTGGTTCAGTTGGTGTTAGCCCAGTTGATTTAATTGAAACAAACTCAACTGATGCTTTAAACAATATTGAAGGATATATATTTCCTGGAACAACTTCTATATCTAGTTTGACTATAGATGGGGTTAATTTGGAATATGGTCAGCGTGTTATATTTTCTGCTGATATAAATCCATTAGTAAAAAATAACATTTATAAAATAGATATTGTACAAATAGGAAATAGTTATAAATTAGTTTTAATACCAGATACTGCTACAATTATAGGAAATTCTGTTACAATTACAAAAGGTAATGTTTACAGTGGAACATCCTGGCATTTTAATGGATCAACATGGGTCTATTCACAACAGCACACGATGATAAATGAAGGTCCGCTATTTGAATTATACGATAATAACGGGATTTCTTATAGTGATACTCGATATTATCTATCTAATTTTAATGGGAATAAAATATTTGGTTATAGTATAAATTCTAATAATCCAGTAGATCCAGTATTGGGAATGTCATTAGATTATAGAAATGTCAACGCTATTGGTAGTTTCTTATTTAAAAACTATTTTACTGATAACGCTATTGCTTTATCAGTTAATAATATCAATAGTGTTGTTGTTCCTGATAGTCTTACTAATATTAAAGTTGGGTCGACTTTGGTTAATATTTGGAGACCTACAACGCCAAACACTATTGACATTAATGGATCAACTGGATATTATAATGTTCCATTAGGATTAACTAATAATCCATTAAATGGCCCAATCAGTGCATTTACGCTATCAGATTTAGATCAGCACGTACAAACTAACACCCGATTAATAACAAATGCTACACCGTTGTCATTTGCTATGATGTTTCTTGGTAAGAAAGAACATAATGTAGTTGATGCAATTAATAAGTCATCGGCATTATACAATTATTTTAAATTATCATTAATTAATCAAGCATCTTTAATTTCTAATGTTATAGATCCTGCAAGTGCATTAGATGAAATTTTAATAACTATTAATTCAAGCAAAACAGATCAAAGTCCATATTATTTGTCAGATATGGCTCCTTATGGTGTAGATAAAAAAGTATTAACATATACTGTATCTAATACTGCAACTAGTTACTATTCATTAAGTAATGAGTTTTCATTAACTACGGCTACATTTAGAAGTGTTATAATATATCTAAATAACAATCAATTAACATATGGAGTTGATTATACTTTTGATCCAGTTGATGCATATGTTATTATATCAGCTACTTTGGCAGTAGGTGATGTTATTACTATTAATGATTATAATAATACTCGTGGAAGTTTTATCCCGCCAACTCCTACTAAATTAGGATTATATCCTGCGTATGCTCCGAAAATTTATTTAGATGACACTTATGCAAATGCACCTGTTAATGTAATTCAAGGACATGATGGAAGTATAATGGTTGCATTCAATGATTATCGAGATGCAATAATACTTGAATATGAGTTAAGAGTTTATAACAACATTAAAGCTCAATATCAGCCAAAGTTATTTGATATAAACATTTCTAATCCAGGAGCATTTAGAGATTTTGCTGAATTAAGTGATTATAGCTATCAAGAGATAACTGATATATTAGAACAAGATTTTATTAAGTGGGCTGGATCTTATGGGGTTGATTATACCACTAACAATACATATGATAGCACTAACCCATTTACTTGGAATTATAAAAACTCTTTTAACACAGAATTAGGCTTGCCCATTAGTGGAAATTGGCGCTCTATTTTTAAATATTTTTATGATACTGATAGACCTCATACTCATCCTTGGGAAATGTTAGGATTTACTAACCAACCAGATTGGTGGGAGACTTTATATGGTATTACCCCATATACTGCTGGTAATTACATAATGTGGGATGATATAGAGGCGGGTAATATTGCTCAAGGTGATAGAGCTGGCATCAATCTACAGTATGCACGTCCAGGATTAAAGAATTTTTTACCAGTTGATTATACTGGAATTTTATTAGACCCGGTTAAGATTGGATTAGTTTCAGCTCCTCAGATTGCTGATCAAAAGAACAATTGGGTAGTTGGTGATCAAGGACCTACTGAGACTGCTTGGAGACGCAGTAGTTTTTGGCCATTTACTGTTCAAAGATTATTGGCATTAACTAAACCGTCATCATATGCATCGTTAATGTATGATCCAATTAACATGAGTGTTGATGTTGCTGGACAATGGACTTATGGAAGTAGTAAAAAGTTTTTACAATTACCTAATATGCCAATTCATGGAGAAAACGGAGTCCCTACAAGTGGATACTCAGTGTTTGTAAGTGAAGTCGGACAGCAACGCACACAAAATTACATTACAGAATTAAGGCAAGATTTACAATACGTTAACTTTAATTTATTTTATAAAGTTGGCGGGTTTGTAAATAAAAATACATTACAAATTATAGTTGATGCATATAGCCCAACTACTAATGATCCTGGGGCATTGTTGCCAAATGAAAGTTATTCATTAATTTTAAAAACTAGTAACCCGATCAGAAGTATTGGTATTTCTGGAATAATAGTACAGCGTTCTGATAGTGGGTTTATTGTCAAAGGGTATGATCAAGAAAATCCATATTTTAATTGCTATCCGGCAGTTAGAAATTCTGCATCTCCAAAAATAACTATTGGTGGAGTTAGTTCCTCATATGTTACATGGACTCCGGCAGGAACTACTGGTGCAACTGGTTTGTCTGCTTTAGATACGATTTCAGCTAAATCCTCCCCATCGACTGTATTTTATCAAGCAGGACAAATTGTACAATATGGTTCTAATTTTTATAGAGTTACCGTATCGCATCAAACTGAAGCAACTTTTAATTCAAATTTATACCAAATTTTATCTGATTTACCTACGGTTGGCGGAGCTACTGTACAGATAGCAACTAAATTTAATAAAACTGCTGTTCAAATACCATATGGTACTACATTTACTTCTATACAGCAGGTGTATGATTTAATAGTTGGATATGGTCATTGGTTAGTTGATCAAGGTTTTTCATTCGACCAATTTAACCAAGATTTAGGCACAACTGTAGATTGGAATTTAAGTGCTAGAGAATTCTTGTATTGGAGTACACAAAATTGGAATTCAAATAGTGTAATTACATTAAGTCCGTTCGCAGATCAATTGACTTATCAATATAAGGATTCAGTTGTAGATAATATTTTTAATAGTTTTTACAATTACAGTATTACAAAAGCAGATGGAACTCCTTTTGATCAAAAGAGTTTATTTGTAACTCGTCAAAATGGAATCTTTAATCTCAATGTAATTAACACTGATGAAGGAATTTATTTTGCTAGATTAAATTCAATACAAAAAGAACATGGTATTGTATTTGATAATACTAGTATATTTGGTGATGTTATCTATGATATAGAAACTGGTGAAAGACAAGAAAGAATGAAATTAGTTGGCTTTAGAACCGCTAATTGGAACGGTGATTTCTTTAGTCCAGGATTTGTATATGACGAAGCAACGATCGAAATATGGAAACCATATACTAATTATTTGGCTAGCAGTATTGTAAAATATAATGGAATATATTATAGCGCAATTAAAAACATTACTGGTGGTGAATTTTTTGTATTCACACAATGGAGTCAACTAGGTAAGAAACCAGTAGCTGGATTATTACCTAATTTTGATTATAAGATTAGCCAGTTTAATGATTTTTATAGTTTAGATACTGACAATTTTGATGCCGGGCAACAACAAGCGGCACAAAATTTAACCGGCTATGTTCCTAGACCATATTTAAATAATATTTTTACAGATCCAGTATCACAATATAAATTTTATCAAGGTTATATTAGAGAAAAAGGTACATTAAATGCCATAACAAAATTGGCAAAAGCCAGCTTACATACATTGAACAGCGAAGTTGAATTCAATGAAGAATGGGCATTTAGAGTTGGACAATATGGATCTTTTACAACTTATAAAGAATTTGAAGTTCCATTAATAGAAGGTACTTTTTTAGAAAATCCACAAATTATTAGTTTTACTGAGTCGATACCAGAAAATTCAGATAATTTAATTTACTATGCTACCCCTGACAAATTAACAATTAGTCCATTCCCTGGTACAATACCATCAATTGCAACTACTAGTTCTAGTATTCCTGCATTTAAATTAAATCATTCTGGATATGCACAACTTAATGATGTAAGTGCAACTGCTTATAATTTAAACAGTATATTAGATATTGCTAATAATGATCAAATAATTGACAATACTACAATTTGGTTGGGATATAAACCAAATGGTGATTGGGACATTTATCGATATGAGCGTGATCCTGTTGAAATTATTAGTGCTTCATCAGACACTGTATTAAATCAAATTACACTCAATACAAATTATGCACATAATTTAACTGCAACTCAATTAATATCAATAGTAAATTTTAATAGTGATATTGATGGGATATACCTTGTACAATCAACGCCAACATTAACATCTTTTGTAATATCAAATACTACTGGCATTTTAAACACCACCCCTACAAAAAATAACGGATTATTGTTTGTTTTTAACAGCACAAGATTTTTGACATTTGATAATATTCCATCTGATGGGAAATTATTCAAATATCCTCTTGGTACAAATCTTTGGGTAGATAGCGGAAATGGCACTGACAATAATGGTTGGGCAGTTTACAAAAAAATTATAAATCATAATCATCATTTATTTGCAAGTTATGATACTGTGCCTACATTTGAGGGATTGGGCTATAGTATTAGTCGTCCTAAGGGCAGTGGTATTATGGTCCTTGGAGCACCCACATATGCAAACACTATTCTATCATCACCTATCTCAGGTAACGTAATTGTTTATGAAACAACCTATGGAACATTAAGTCCATTTTTACATTATCAAATGTCTGGAGCAGGAACTGAATTTGGTCATGCAGTAGTGTATGATGATATTCCTTTTAGTACTTCGACTTATGGATTAATTTTTGTAGGAGCTCCTGGGTCATATGCAAACAGTGGCTCAGTAAGAATTAGTAGTATTAATCAAATATACGAAGAACATACACAACTAAATTTATACAATCCGCAAATTGTTTCTAGCCATAGATTTGGGTCTAGTATATATGTACAGCGCAATGCTTCGACTAAAAAGGTATTAGTTGGTGCTCCTGGAACAACCGGGGATTCTTCAACACCTGGTGCAGTTTATTCTTATATAATTTCAAGCACTGCTACTGTAAAAGTAAACTCTGTTTCAGAATTAAGTTTGTCATATAGTCTTACTAATGGATCTGAATGGGGGCATACAATAGTAGGTTCAGAAAATGCTGAATATATTGCAATTAGTGCTCCGGGTACTAGTACTGGCATAGTTGCTATTTTTGTTAATGGCGTTCAAACTCAAATTTTATCAACATCAACATCTGAACGTTTTGGTGATTCAATGGCAATGAGTCCTGATGGTTCTTATCTAGCAATTGGTGCTCCAAAGACAAACAATCAAGATAACAATAGTTTAGGCGAAGTAAGAGTATATACGTTAACTAATGGTACATACGTTTTAGATCAAATACTTACTAATCCGGTTGATAATCCTGCTTTGACTTTTGGATCTGCTTTAGATTTTAATGAATCAGCAACTAAATTGGCAATTAGTGCAATAGGCACTGATACATCAGTGTACACTACATTTGATAACAATGTAACTACTTTTGACGTAGCAACAACGTTTTACAATGAAGTAATTGAAAATTCTGGAAGTGCTTATCTATATTCTAGACGTGATAAACGATTTGTTTATTCTGAAGAATTGACAACTAGTACAATATATGATACTATAGATTCAACTGTAAGCATTACTGGAACTAATTACGGAACATCGATCTCAGTTGATGATGATTTTATATTAATTGGTGCTCCGTCTATTAGTGCTAGCAGTAGCAGTGGAGTTCATCAATTTTTAACAGTTGATCCAACAATTCTTGGATGGCAACAACTTAGAGTACAGGATGATTTAGTCTTAATAGATTCAGTTCAAAAAATAAGTCTAGTTGATACAGTAAATGAGGATGTAATCAATTATTATGATTTTGTGGATCCAATAAAAGGCAAAATTTTAGGTATTGCAGAACAAGAATTAACATATAAATCGGCAAATGATCCTGCTGTATATAGCATTGGTACTGATACAGTTAGTGTCAATGCCAATGTTAATTGGTTAGAAAATCATACAGGACAACTATGGTGGGATGTTAGTACTGCAAGATTTATTTGGTATGAACAAGGTAATTTAGAATATCGTAGAAACAACTGGGGTAAACTATTCCCAGGGTCAACTATTGATGTCTATGAATGGGTTGAATCCTCGTTGTTGCCTAGCGATTGGGCAATTAAGGCTGATACATCTGTAGGACTAGCACAGGGCATTAGTGGACAACCTAAATATCCGGATAATAGCGTACTTTCAGTAAAACAGGTTTATGATCCAGTAAGTGGCGGGTTTAGTAATTTGTATTATTATTGGGTAAAGAATAAAACTACCGTCCCTTCAGTAAAAAATAGAAGAATAAGTGCATATTCTGTAGCAAACTATATTTCAAATCCTACAGCTTCTGGAATTCAATATTCTGCAATGTTGTCATCAAGTTCAATAATGTTGGCAAATTTAGGAAGTGAATTAGTATCAAATCAAATTAGTTTGAATCTTGCTATTGATAATACCAATAATACTGTGCCTAAACATACAGAATGGGCATTGATGCAAGAGGGCGTTGAAACAAGCTATGTACCAAAATTACTTGAAAAGAAATTGATTGATAGTTTAGTTGGTCGAGATGTTTTAGGAACACCAGTCCCTGATCCTAGATTATCATCTAGATCAAAATTCGGTGTTAGTATTCGACCACAACAAACATTGTTTAGTAATAGATATGAAGCATTAAGAAATATTGTTGAATTTGCTAATAGTGTTTTGATTGGCATACAGGTTACTGGAAATTACAATTTTGCTAATTTAGATGCCAAAGAATCAGCACCGACTCAATATCCAATAGTTGAAGACCCTAGCGAGTTGACTTATGAGTTTATTCAAAATGCCACTACTGCAACAGTATTATCTGATTCTTTAGGAAATGGTAATTGGGCAGTATATTCATATCAAAATAATGAATGGGTTAGAGTTAGAACTCCTAGTTACAATGTTTCACAATATTGGAGTTATACAGATTGGATCAGCTCTTCATATAATAAAAATATTGCATTAACTGCGATAGTTGATTCTACTTACGAATTAAATCAATTAAATTTATCAGTTGGACAATATGTTAAAGTTAAAAATCGTGGCGATGGCAATTTTGTAATATTAGAAAAAAATGCTAGTAACAATCAAGGAACATATGGCAATAATTTTAATTTAGTATATGTACAAAATGGAACTATTCAATTTTTAGATACTGTGTGGAACAAGGCCTACGGTTGGGATGAGTATTATTCTTATAATCAAACATTATTTGATCAAGCTCCAGACTTAGAATTAAACTATATATTATCAGCATTAAAAGATGATTTGTTTATTAATGATTTAAGAGTAAATTGGAATTTATTATTCTTTAAAGCAATCAAATATGCGTTTACTGAACAAAAATCAATAGATTGGGCATTTAAGACGTCCTTTATAAATGTAACAAACTTTGCAGGAACATTAACACAGCCCCCTGTTTATAAATTACAAGATAGTTCATATTATGAATCTTATATCAGTGAAGTAAAGCCATACCATACTCAAATTAGAAAATTTACAACTAAGTTTGAAAATACTGAAACAACCAATATATTAATATCAGATTTTGACTTCCCAGCATATTATGATTTTAATAAGAACTCTTTTGTACCTGCGTCAGTATCTGCAACAAACATTACATCAAATCCAGTTAGAACAGTTTCTGGTTCAATCTTATTTGATCGAGTAGGAGTCCATAATCGTATTGGTGCATTAGTTGTTTCTGATAATTTTATTACAAACAATGTATCTATTAGATATCAATTGAGTTGGTTAGCACAAGCAGATAGATCTACGATATCTGTATATTTTAATAATAGTTTAGTATTACCAACTGATTATACTTTAGAATATTATACTAGAGAATATAATGGATACCATAAAAAATATAATGATTTAGTATTTGTTAATGCACCTAATACAGGCACTATTACAATTAACTATCATAAGAGTGTGGATTTAATGACAGCATCAGAACGCATACACAATTTCTATGAACCAGATGTTGGAATGCCAGGAACACAATTAGAACAACTAATGGTTGGAGCAGCTGATCCTAGAACACAATTTGGTGGGCAGTATGAAGGTAAAGGGTTTACTAATTTATATGGAGGATTTACTCCAGATACAGAAGTTAGCTCTGGCGGGTTATTAAACGCTGATGGTATAGATCCTGCTGAAAGAATAATAGATGGCGGATATAATTTTATATCTACACATTCGGGAGTAGCTCCGGAGGAATTGGTCCCTGGACTTGTTGCGGATACACTTGGAATCCAAGTGTATACTAAGCCAATGGATCAAACACCGACAATGATTACTGGCACTATTCCTGTTAATATTGCTGATTACAATCCTTATGACAATTATTATTATAACTTGTCAATATTACCGCCTACAATTGACAGCATATTAGTTTCATATAACGGAAATAATCTTGAATATGTTCCTGAAGAATTTGTGGGTGGTAATATATATTGGTCATTTGCATCAAAAAATCAGTTTGGAATTGATTGGGGAAATTCTAAGTTAGTTATTCCTGCTCAATTAGAATCTGGAGTGTTGGGATATTCGATTATTAATGTTGGTGACTCTAATACAAATGGGGTTGGGGTTATTGAGAGCAGATCAAAATCAGTTTATAATGCTACTTCAACCGAAATTACATGTACCGTTGATTATTCAGAAGTTAATAGTGCGTATGTTACAGTAAACGGGGTTCCAATAACTAATAATCCAACAGATTATAACACTCTTTATGCATTGGGTTATTATACATTCTATAGTGTTGCTATATCGAGTAAAAATGGAAATGCGGCATCAGTGTATGTATATAATATGCCACTAGGCAGTAATGCAGTAGAAGTTTGGTTATTCAATTCAAATCAAAGTAATTTTAATAAACTTACAGAAGAACATTTTATAATAGGTAATATCCCTACATTTGCTCCTGATGGAAATGGATATAATCAATCAGTGGCGTTATTATACCCGCCAGAAAATATTGGCCCACCAAGTAGCCAGGCAATTGTTGAATATACCCCTCTTGGCGGCACTACTATTAGATTACTGCCACCGAGTGTTGTTTATTATCCCGTAACAACTACGGCAACTACTACCTATCCAGCAATAGATATTAATGGACCGTTCACGGCATTTACTGCAACGCAAGGTTTGCTTATTACTACTATTATTGATAACATCAATGTATACCATAATGGAACGCAGTTAACTTTAGGACAGGACTTTATTGTTAATACTACAAATACTACCGTTACTGTTCTTAATACTACATCTATTTCGGTTGGCGATACAATTGCAGTGGAATCATTTGTTAATAATAATGTCAGTAACTCGTTACCTAATAATCACTCTTATTCATATGATTATATGATAACAAATCAAGGAAACTTATTGTTATCGCCTAACTACAGTAATTCAACTAATTTTAGTCTTAAAGTAATTACATTTAGTAATCAAGATAGATTAAACATAGAAACGAAAACATTTATAGGAAACCCTAATAGAATATTCACACTTGATCGACCAGTGCTAAATGAAAATTATATTTGGGTAATGTATAATGATCCTAATGTAGGATTGAGATCATTAATTAATGGAGTAGATTTCCAAATATTAAGTGATCATATTACTGTATTAATCAGCGATACCTATGTAATAACCCCTAGCGATACTATTTTTATAATGAGTTTTGCTAATCCAACTATACCTGATAATATTTTAGGTTATAGAATAGCCAATGATTTCTTAGGTAATAAAACATTTACTAGAATTGCTAATCAAAATTCAACTTACTTAACTAAACCTCTATCATTTACTGATACTGAAATTTATGTTGCTGATTCAACAATATTGAGTCCAGCAGATCCATTAACTAACTCTCCAGGCGCTATTTTAATTAATGGAGAAAGAATTGAATTCTTTGTAAATGAGAACAATACATTAAGTCAACTTCGACGAGCTACTCGTGGTACAGGCCCGGCATACTATTCTGAAGAGGGTACTGTAGTAATTGATCAAGGAATTGATCAAATCATAAATATTTCTCCAGGAAATGTGTACTCTGATCAAATACTATTACAAAACACATATACTTCTGCTAGTTTAAACAACACATATGTGATTAGTACATCGACTATGCGATATATTAATACAATTACATCTTCAACAATTAGATGTGACGGTATCGTATTAAACACAGTTCCAGCTGCATTACCAGTAGATCCGTATACAGGGTATTATGGACCTAATAATATTCGTTTATATACAATAAACACCGCAAGTTTTAGAGCTGTTGATCAATTGATTGTTAAGTATGGTGGAAGATATTTAATAAAAGACGTATATTATTCACAGGATACAACGGTCTCTTATGATGGAATATCAGTATCTCAAATTGTTGGATCAGTAGCTACTGCTGCAGATTTGGTAAATGTTCCTGTTTATTTAGGAAATGCTTATGTCTGTGAAGATACAAATTATGTATGGGTATGTGTTCCAACACATTTTAATGAATCTTCTATTCCAAATTTTGTTGATTCTGGACTGAGAAGAAGAATGCCAGATTTTACAATTGATACAAGCACTCAAGTATTAACATTAAATACATCAAATATAACACTTCAAGTAGGTGCATTATTGACTGTTTATAAACAACAAGCTGGCCCAAGTTGGAATGATCTTGATCCAGCAAATACAATAACAAATACTTTATCGTTATTAAATAGCACAGGTACTATTGCTACATTCTTAAAAGAAGGTCCTGCTGTATTACCAACTGATTATTTCTATGGTGGTAATTTAGATCTGTTAGATAATTCCGGTGCAGTACTTTTAGATCAAAACGGAGCCCCATTAAGAGGATTTTAAAAATGTCATATATTAATCAATTACCAGTTACTACTAATACTGCATCTACGTATTTTTTAGTAACAGATAACGGTGTAACTAAGCTGTTTAATTATTCAGCTTTAGCAAGCGAATTAGCAACTACAGGGCCGACTGGGCCGACTGGTACTACTGGTCCAACTGGGCCGACTGGCGCTACAGGGCCGACTGGCGCTACTGGACCAACTGGACCATCACCTGCGTTTACATCAGTCCCCCCACCTGCCTCCTCAACTAGTGTAGGTACAGTGGGACAAGTGGCCTACGATGACACCTATGTTTACATTTGTGTAGCCGCAAACACTTGGAAACGGGTTTATGCCCCAGCATCCAATACATTTTAAAATAGAATAAATATCATTATGGAACAGAAACAACCAAATAATACCCCAGTTCAAAAGCCTAACGAGAATGGAAACATTGCTGTTAGGGGACATATTAAGATCTATAATCCAGAATCTGGCGAAATCTTTGTTGATAAACCTAACGCCATTAATTATGAAACGTTTAGCATGGCAATGGCACAGAGTTTAAGCAATCAAGGATTTGGTACTATCGAAGGTATGGCTTTTGGTAACGGCGGATCTAGAGTGGACGATACTGGAATTATAACATATCTTACACCAAATGTAATTGGAACTTCCGCTGCATTATACAATCAAACATATTATAAAGTAATTGATTCTAATTTGAGTTATAATTTGGATCCTGCTAGAAATTTTATGGAACCACGTCACGTTGCTGGTGCATTTTATAGCGATATTTTAGTTAGCTGTTTGCTAGATTTTGGGGAGCCTAGTGGTCAACAGGCTTTTGATAATGCTACAAATAGTGATGGAACATACATATTTGATGAATTAGGATTACGTGCATATAGTTCTAGTGGCCCTGGAGCAGGCCCATTATTGACTCATGTTATTTTTCACCCAGTCCAAAAATCATTGAATCGATTAATTCAAATTGATTATACAATTCGTATACAGAGTTTAAGCACTGGAGTTTAATAAATGGCCTATACAATCCTAAATAATGATGGCACACTACTTGTTAGAGTAGCTGATGATTCTATTGATCAATCAACTAGTGTCACTTTTATTGGAAGGGATTACCCAGGCTATGGACAATACTATAATCAAAATCTAGTAACTTTACTTACTAATTCAGCAAGCGTTAATTATAATCCGCCAGGAAATCCTCAACAGGGTCAACTTTGGTATGACACTACTTTTAATAGATTAAAAGTTTTTGATGGTGCATCATTTGTAACAGCTGGAGGAGCAGTCGTATCAACAGCTCAGCCTTCTGGGTTAATTGCTGGCGACTTTTGGTATGATTCTGTCAACAAAACATTAAACTTTTTTAATGGTGCAGGATATGATTCAATATACTCATATCCAATTAATTCAGTTACTGGATGGGTAATACCTAATCCAGTAGTACTTGATAATAATACTCCGGGTGTTCCTCAACAAGTTACTTTAATTGAAAATTATAATAATGTTATAGGCTTGTTAAGTGAATCCACGTTTGTTGCTAGTACTAATGATAGTTCTAGTCCTTCTAGATTTGCTAATGCAGGATCTGGTGCTTATCAAGTTTATCAAGGATTGAACATACTTGGAAATATTTCTTCTACTGCATCAATTTACAGTAATTTTTTAAGTGTTACTTATGATGTGACTGTTGGTAGAAATTTAACAATTAATGGTACGTTTAATGCACAAAATATATTAGCAACCAATGCAACTATTAATCAAAGATTTGTATCATTAGGATACACCGATCTTGTAAATTTAACAGTTGTTGGGCCTTCAAATCTACAATCAGTAACTGCTACAAGTTTGACAGTTACTGGACCATCAACTTTACAAAGTGTTACAGCTACATCACTATGGGTAGCTGGTGTTTCTACTATAACTGGTATATTATATGCTGGTAGTGATGTTTATGTCACCGGAAATTTATATGTTGATGGAACACAAACTGTTATCAACAAAACAAACGTTACCAGTGGTGATGCTACAATTACATTATCAACTGGTAGCAATACTGCATTAGCATCTGCAAATGCAGGTTTACAAATTGGATCTACCTCAAGCCCATATATTAGTTGGTTATATGATGGTGTTGCAAATTGGAAAACAACTGGTGGAATTTCTGTAACTGGCCAAAGTACACTAAATGCGTTAACTGCGACACTTACAACTGTTACACAATTAACAGTGTCAGGTAATGAAACAATTGGTGGTACTTTGGGAGTAACTGGACAAAGCACATTAGGTGCATTGACTGCTACTCTAACAACTGTTACACAATTAACAGTATCTGGAAAAACTACATTGGGTGCATTGACTGCTACTCTAACAACTGTTACACAATTAACAGTATCAGGCAATGAAACAATTGGTGGTACTTTGGGAGTAACTGGGCAAAGTACACTAGGTGCATTGACTGCGACACTTACAACAGTTACTCAATTGACAGTATCTGGACAAACTTTAATAACCAGTACTACATTGTCTACGTCAACTAATACTGGGGCATTAGTTATTACTGGTGGTGTTGGAATTGGGGGTGCGTTATATGTGGGAAGCACTACTACACATTATGGTCATATATTACCAGCACAAACCAATACATACAATTTAGGTAGTCCGACCCAACAATGGGGTGCATTATACGTTAACACCCAAACAATATATATGGGCGGAATAGCCGTAACCGTTATTAATACAGGTTCAACTGCAACGTTAACTGTAGGCGGATCACAGGTTATAACAACTGCAACTGTGGCAAATTATACAGCTGCGAGAAGTTTGGCATACGCCATAGCTTTTGGATAATTAATGATATACAGGAAAGAATAAAATGGCAAAACAGCATCTAAGAACATACGCTTTTACTCCCGGAGCAGCCGGTGCGGGTACTATTGAAATTCCAGGTAAATGGGATTTAAATCAAATTACATTGATTACAAATGTGACAAAAAATGCGATTATTTACAATTTTGCCGATCCAACATATAACAATACTACAGCAGTTTTTAGTAGATCCAATAGCGCGAATTTCCCACAAATTACACAAACTGCTGATGGAACTACAATAATTACCTTAGGGTATTCTACAATTGGTATGTCTAGTACTGATCAATTGCAAATTTTTGTTGAAAGATTAGAAACAATTACTCGTCCATGGCCAATGGGTACTGATGCATTTGAACGTATGCGTGTAGCAAGCCCAAGTAGTATGATTGACTCAGACTTTGAATATGGTATGCAACCGACCAAGTGGCAAACTATTGAGATGGTTAGATCAACCCCCAGTATCTATGAAATTCCTGGCACAGATTTAATTCTTAGTGCAATAACTACTGATGCGTCAAATCTTGGGCCAGTAACTGTTGAAAGTTTAATTACAGTTACTGCTAAAAATCCACATTTATTAACTACAGGTACTGCTATCACAGTTCAAAATTTAGATAATACTGTTAATGGGTACGCTAGGGCAGTTGGTTCATTTGTTGTTAATGCGGTATTAAACCCATATCAATTCAACTATTACGCAAAAGCACAAGTTGGAACTTCAGTTGGTCAATCTTTAATAACTGGTGGTTCTGTAGTTAGACAAGCAGGGTTTTATACAAATTCTGGACAAACACCTACTTTTGCTACTACTGGGTCAAGCTCAACATCAACTGGAACAGTTACTTTAACTTTCCCAACTAATCATGGGTTTGTTCCTGGTGATGGTCTTATTGTTATTGTTAGCAGTGACAACGGAACTAATAATCATACATTGTGTCAAGGCCCATTTGTTATTACTAGTGTAACAAGTGTAACAAGTTTAACATATAACGCTAGGAATACTGGTACAATTACTGGTATTGTTACTGGAACAATTTATACTAGACCAGATGCATTTTTCCAACATAGACCATTAGACGGCGGAGTTATGTTGGGTGCTGGCGGACCTAATTACGGATCTCAAGCAGTACGTATGAGTAAAAAGTATATTCGTTATCAGTCTGGTAAGGCAGTTAATTATAATACAGGTGCTCAATTTGCTCCTAGTTATAATCTTCAAAATGTTACAGCAACTAACACAATAGTTGGGTCAACAGTTTATGTAACAACAGATGATATTGATCATGGATTACAAGCTGGTGCAACTATCATGTTAAATGGTATTACTGGTGCAACTGGTTTTTCAGGTACATATACAGTTGCTAGTATTATCAGTGAGCGGCAATTTACTTTTACTGCAACACAAGTATTGAGCACAACTACACCACAATTAAGCGATCCGTCTACAATGAACCATGTTAATTGGGTTGGGGCAACTATTCGAGCCGGTACATTTGATGATCAAAATGGTATATATTGGCAATATGATGGACAAACTATGGGGGTGGGGCGTCGTTCAAGTACATTCCAAGTAGCAGGAACAGTTAATGCTACTCCTGGATCAAATTTGATTACTGGCGTAAACACACGATTTGATCAACAATTAGTTGCCGGTGATAGAGTAGTATTAAAAGGAATGAGTCATTGCATTACAGCAGTTACAAGTTCAACTTATATCTATGTTAACCCTCCATATAGAGGTAGTACTTCTACTTCTGGAGCTAAAATGACTAGAACAATTGAAACTGTAGTTCCTCAGGCTCAATGGAATATGGACCGTTGTGATGGTAGCAATAGCCCATTCAATCCTAGTGGATATAATATACTACCATATAAAATGCAAATGGTTGGATTACAGTGGACTTGGTACGGTGCTGGATTTATTGATTGGATGTTACGTGGCCCAGATGGAAACTACATAACAGTTCATAGAATGAAAAACAGTAACATTTATTATGAAGCATACCAACGTTCAGGTAATATGCCAGTACGTTATGAAGTTCAAAACGAAGGTGCACACAGTCCTCTTGCATATGCTATGACAGCGACTGATACAGCTATGACTGTTACTGATGTGACATTTTTCCCTAGTTCTGGAATAGTGTATGTTGATAATGAATTGATTAGTTACAACGGAAAGAGCACCAGTACTGGTGTTGGGCAATTATTGAATCTAACAAGAGCAAGTAGTTTGAGTTATTTCTATGCAGGTGCTAATCGTACTTTCTATGCAGGAACTGCGACATCTCATTCAAATAATACCGGCGTTATTTCGGTAGGAGTTACTGCTACTCCGACATTAAGTCATTGGGGTTCCGCGTTCTTAACAGATGGCGGATTTAATGATGATGTGGGATACATCTTCAATTATAATGCATTAAATGTTAATATATCTACTGTTAAACAAACTGCATTTGCTATTCGTCTTGCACCAAGTGTAAGTAACGCAGTTACTGGCGATTTGGGTGTTAGGGACTTGGTTAATCGTGCTCAGATGAAATTACAAGCTCTAGAAATTACTGCTGGTGGTGGATCTTCATTAAACAGCGCATTAGTTATTGAAGGTGTTATTAATCCAAGTAATTACCCAACTACTGTGACTAATATTGCTTGGTATAATTTACAAGGTACTATTCAAGCTGGTAATTTATTAGGTACAGGTCAACCTAGCTTTGCACAAGTTGCGCCTGCTGGTGCTATTGGATACAATAATACAGCTACCTATACAACTACTGCTGGTGGAACAATAAGTTCTGGATCTTTAGTAATATCAGTAGCCAGCACCGCTAGTATACAAATTGGTGATGCAGTATCTATTATTGGTGCTGGAGGTAACAGTTTAGTGTCTGGAAATACTATTGTTACACAAACAAGTGGTACATTCATTATTCTAAATGCCCCAACAATTGGTACTATTAATAATGGTGCTACTCTTAACTTTTATAGAAATACTTGGGCACAGCCTGGTGAAACTATATTCTCATTCATATCAAGTCCTGCTAATAAAGACTCAATTGATTTGACATTGTTAAAAGAGTTAACGAATACCCCATTAGGCGGCAGAGGTTGTTATCCAAACGGTCCAGATACATTGTTTATTAATGTTTATTTGACTCAAGGAACGCCGGTATTGGCTAATTTAGTATTACGTTGGGCTGAACCACAAGCATAAAGAAGAAGATAAACAATGCCATATATTATAACAAAAACTAATGGAACATTATTAGCTACTATACAAGATGGAACTGTAGATAATTCTACAAGTTTAACTTTTATAGGTAAAAACTTTTCTGGATATGGATCTCCAATAGAAGAAAACTTTGTTGGTCTTCTGGAAAATTTTAATAATTCCACGGCCCCTACCAAACCTATCCAAGGTCAATTATGGTTCAATCAAACTACGAAACAAATGAATGTTTGTTATGATGGTAAGAATTTTAAAGGTATCGGTAGTATTACAGTTGGATCAACCTCTTCTGTTGCAAATCCTGTTACTGGAGATTTATTTTGGACTGGTGGATCTTTATATGGATATGATACTGTTAATGGTTACACCCTAGTTGGCCCAGTTGCCGGTAGTAATTATAGTTCCTGGAAATTTGGAAGAGAATTAAGCAATACAATTACTCAAAATGCATATTTTCCAGCAATACTAGGCATAGTTGGAAATAAGCCTATGGTAACATTTTCCAATGCTCAGTATTTCCCAGATGCAAGTACTGATATTGGTGTAAATTCTCTGAATACATTTACTATGGTACAGGCTGGTTTAACTCTTCCGGGAGTAATTTCTGGCCAACCCCCAGTACCTGGATCTAATACAATATCTGCTCCGGGATCTTCAATTAATTCTGGTTACTACTTTTGGGGAACATCTGCTGAATCGTTGGCTAGTGTTGCGGTTGAATTAACAAATTCTTCAGCAAACATAAATGGATTTGTACCATTTACTACTAATAATGCCGCAACTGGAGTTCAAACTTTATCAACATCACCAAATTTTTATTTTAATCCATCTACCAATGTATTAAATGTAACAGCTACATCTGCATATTATGCTGATTTGGCAGAACGTTATGAAGCTGATGAAACATATGAAGTTGGCACTGTATTAGTTTTAGGTGGTTCTAAAGAGGTTACCACTACTACAAAATATGGTGATGTAAGGGTAGCGGGCATAGTAAGTGAAAAACCAGCATATTTAATGAATAAAGACGCTGGAACCGACGCAACTCACCCCGCAATTGCACTAAAAGGCCGTGTTCCTTGCAAGGTTTATGGCAATATATCTAAAGGGGATCTTTTAGTTACTAGTGCACATGCCGGATATGCAGAAGCATATACATACGAAAATAACCCAAATGCAGTCATAGCAAAAGCCATCGGAACGAATTCGGATGGCTTTGGCGTTATTGAAGTATTAGTAGTCTAAACTGCCATTGGGGCTCGAATAGCTTCGTGACTTTCATATCCAACTAACTCAATATCGTCCATAGTAAAATGAGTGATCATTTGAATACTTGGATTTAGTTGTAATGTTGGTAATGGTAATAATTCACGTGATAACTGTTCTTTAACTTGATCAAAGTGATTAGTATAAATGTGTGCATCGCCCACACTAATAATCAAATCACCTACATCCAAATTACATGCTTGAGCAATCATATGTGTTAATAACGCATAACTGGCAAT